TGCTATGTATACTAGCCAGCAGCCTACTGGTGGTCAGGCTACTAAATTTTATTCTTCAACAGTCATTAAGCTTTTTTCATCAGAATCAGACAATCAAGCGATTAAAGGTAAGATTCATGTTGGAGATAAGCTCATTGAAGAAAAGATTGGTCGCAAGATTCGTTGGGAACTACAATTTTCTAAGACTTCTCCTGGCTTTCAGTCTGGCGAGTATGACTTTTATTTCAGGGGAGATAATGTTGGTATTGATAGCATTGGCGATCTTGTTGATACGGCTGAAATGATGGGAATTGTTGAGCGCACTGGTGCATGGTATGTGTTGCCAGATGGAACTAAAGTGCAGGGTAGAGAAGGTTTTGTCAATAGGGTTCGTGAAGACCTAGATCTACAAGATTCTATTAAGAATAAGATTTTAGATGTCTGAAAAGTTTAAAGTATTTTCAGGAAAGTTTCCTTGTAAGACATGTGCAGAAGAAGTTACATCTGTAAGATTATGGAAAGAAAGTGCAGACCTGACATGGATGTGTTCTAACAAACACCTGTCAAGGGTACCAATTATTATGACAAGGAAAGACTTTGAGCGAAAGAGCGGAAAGTAAAAGAATAGGTGCTAAGCAGCACAAGAACTCAGGTCGCAACACACATAAAGGTGATGCAACCTGGAAAAACTTTACTGTTGACTTTAAGGAATGTTCTAAGTCTTTTACGTTGAACAAAGATGTTTGGGCTAAGGCAGTTACTGATGCAATCAGAAATGGTAACGACCCAGCGATACTTGTTGTGCTTGGTGAGGGTAACTCAAAAATAAGATTAATGATTACAGAGTTTGAACTAATAGAACAAATAATAGGAGAAGAAAATGAGTGAACAAACAACAATAGAAATGGTAAATGGGCTATCTGAAATAGCTGATTATATGCAAGATGAAGAGTTAACACAGGCTCTTACATTTATTGCTAAGATCATTATTAAGCCAGATATCCCTCTAAACGTAGCAACTGTAGAGATAGTAAGGCTTCAGGCAATAGCAGCAAAGATGGCTTTTAAGGCTACTTGGATGGCTAATGTAGACAAAAACGATAGGGCAAAAAAGAACATTTATTACACGGCAGCAGAATCAATCAACAACTTGGTATCAGCACTCAAATATATTATGCGCTAACCTGGTATACTTATATAAACAAAGGAATATAATGACAAAGAATTTACTAAAGCAAATAATGATTAAAGAGGTTGAGACACCAGCTCAGATTGATGCACAAGAGCTTGTAAAGGCTATTGAGGCTGGATATCTAGTTGGGCGTGAGCCTAAGCATACACAGAAGAAAACTTTTGGTCCATCTACTATTGCCTACGGGCATGGAGAGTGTCCAAGATATTGGTACCTTGCATTTGAGGGAGCGGTATTTGAAGACAACTCTGATCCATACGCAGTAGCAAATATGACTAATGGAACTCTTGCTCATGGAAGAATTGAGACAGCGTTTAAAAACTCTGGTATTTCAATTGATTCAGAGTTTAAGATTTTTAATGATGATCCTCCAATTTTTGGTTATGTAGATAACTTTATTAATTGGAAAGGTGAAGAGGTAGTTGTTGAAGTTAAGACTACTAACAATGAAGTGTTTGAGTATCGCAAGCGTACAGGTAAACCTAAGATGGGTCACGTTGTACAGATACTTATTTATATGAAGATTCTTAAGAAGGCAAAGGGTGTTCTTATTTATGAAAATAAAAATAACCACGAACTTCTTGTTATTCCAGTTGAGGTAAATGATCATTACCGAAAGTGGATTGATGAAGCTTTTGAATGGATGAGGGTTGTTCGTAAGTCTTGGGAAGTTAAAGAACTTCCAACAAAGAATTATAGATCAAACTCTAAGGTTTGTAAAAACTGTCCAATTAAAAAGGCATGTGATGAAGCTGGAGTAGGTGTTGTGAAAATAGCATCTCTGGAGGAACTGAGTGAAGCTTTGTAGCAGATGTGACAATAGGTTTGATCCAAAGGTCAGTTATCAGATTTACTGCAGCCTTGAATGTCGTGACCTTGCTACAAAAGATAAGATTAAAGAAAGATATCAAGTAACTCGTAGACAAAAGAGGAAGGGGAAGGATCGTAGATGTTTAGGCGGATGCGATACTTCTCTTTCTATCTACAATGATTCTGGATTTTGTGCAAACTGTAATGTAAGTAAAAAAGCAGTTGATAAAATGTTAAAAGAAATAAAGGGATTTATTGAGTATGAACAAGACTAAGTGGGGTGTTATAGTTATGCCTAAAAGAATTTGTGCAATTGATGCTAGCACTAATAGTCTTGCATTTTCAGTGTTTGACACAGTTACAAAAAGCATAGTAACAGTGGGCAAGATTAACTTTGAAGGTAAGGATACTTATGAAAAGGTTATGGATGCAGGCAAAAAAGTAAAAGCTTTTTTTGATATATACGGTGGCTTTGAAGCAATCATTATTGAGCACACAGTATTTATGAATAGCCCTAAGACTGCTGCAGACCTTGCCTTGGTTCAAGGAGCTATTCTTGGATCAGCAGGACAAACTGGAACACAGATAATAGGAAAGGTTTCTCCAATTACATGGCAAAACTTTATTGGTAACAAAAAGATATCAAAAGAAGAGCAACTTATGATTAGGTCTACGAACCCTGGAAAGTCTGTTTCTTGGTACAAGTCTTATGAAAGAAACCTTAGAAAAGAAAGAACAATAAGATTTATTAATACTATTTATGATAGAACTATTAGCGACAATGATGTTGCAGATGCTTGCGGTATTGGGCATTGGGCTCTGTCTAACTGGAGTAAGGCAATTGGGGTTGACAAATAACATCATGCCTGGTAAACTATATACATCAGAAGTATGGCTAAAAAAACGATTTCTTATTGATAAGAAGTCACCAGAAGAAATTGCAAAAGAGTGTGGGGCAAGCGTAGAAACTATCTATGTTTATCTTGCTAAATTTGGACTAAGAAAGAGTAGGCGATGAATAAATTACAAAGAGTTGTTATTGGTCTTGGTGTTGCAGGAGCTGTTGGAATAACTTATGTCATAACAGCACTAAAGGGCATGCCAGAAGCATTTGATTGGGAAGATGACGAAGAGGAAAGTCATGAGTGATAATTTAAATATTACGGTAGATCAGGTCAATCATCCACGTCACTATACAACAGACCCATCTGGTGTTGAGTGCATAGAGATTACTCGTCATCGTAACTTTAATATTGGAAATGCATTTAAGTATCTTTGGCGTGCAGGAATTAAAGATGAGTCAAAGACTATACAAGATCTTGAGAAAGCAATTTTTTATATCAAAGATGAAATTAATAGATTAGAAGGCAAGTATGTCAACTGAAGAAGATCTTGTTAAGCATCTTGATATCATGAATGATGTTGTTGGCGAATATCTAAAGGGTAGTGATCCAACCACCATATCTAAAGAGTTGTCAATCCCTAGAACACGAGTAGTTGCATATATTGATGAATGGAAAGAAAAAACATCTAATAATACAGCAATCCGTGCCCGTGCTAAGGATGCACTAGCTGGAGCAGATGCACACTACAGTAAGCTTATACTAAAGTCATATGAGGTTATTGATGAAGCATCAATGACAAACAACCTTAGTGCAAAGACTGCAGCAATTAAACTTGTAATGGATATTGAGTCTAAAAGAATTGATATGCTTCAAAAAGCTGGACTTCTTGAGAATAAAGAACTTGCAGAAGAGATGGTTGAGATTGAGCGTCGTCAAGAGGTGTTAGTTGGAATACTTAGAGACCTTGCTTCTTCTCATCCAGAGGTTAGAGATATTATTATGCAAAGACTGTCTACTATTGCTAAAGAAGGACAGGTGTTGACAATAGTATCAGAGGTTGTTAATGAATGACAAAGATTTGTTTCTAGTTGAAACTATAGATGACATTGATTTAGAGGATATAGTTAAGTCTTATCCAAACTATGTTTGGCTAGAGTCACAAGCTGCTCACTCAAGATATAAGCATTTACCAAATGTAAAAAATACAGACATAAGAAATTGTTCTGCCACTAAAATTTCTAAAGATATTCAAAAAATTTTATTTGAAAAAATTGAACCAATTGTTTATGAATATGCTAAAAAAAACAAAATATCTTTTTTTTCTAGTGAGTATCAGCTGGTTAAATACACAGAAGGACAGTTTTTTATTGAGCATACAGACAGCACAGAAGAGTTTCCAAGAAAAATTTCAGCTTTGTTATATTTAAACGAAGATTATTTAGGTGGTGAAATAGTTTTTTCACAATTGAATATCTCTATCAAACCAACAAAAAACATGTTGGTTGTTTTTCCATCATCAAGCAACTTCTCTCATTCAGCAGAGCCAGTAATTTCTGGAACTAAGTATGTAATAGTAGGGTTTTGGTCATGATATTTGATGAATTTTTAGAAGTTCTTAAAGAAAATCATTTTATTGAGAAGCCAGTTGATGCAAAAACATTTGTTGAATCTCCAGATTATCTTGGTCAACCACCACTTTCTGATATCCAATATGACATTGTTGAAGCCATGAGCCAGATATATCGTAAAGAAGATGTCATAGATATTCGTGGTGAAGATGGTGAAGCATACTTTAAAAAATATACAAAGAATGAAATTATTCTCCAACTTGGCAAGGGATCTGGAAAAGACTTCGTATCAACAGTAGCATGTGCATATGTAGTATATAAAATGCTATGCTTAAAAGAGCCTGCTGTTTATTATGGTAAGCCTGCAGGAGATGCTATTGATATTATTAACGTTGCTATTAACGCTCAACAAGCAAAGAATGTTTTCTTTAAAGGCTTTAAGTCAAAGATTGAAAGATCACCATGGTTTGCAGGAAAGTATAATCCTAAAGCAGACTCTATTGAGTTTGATAAATCAATCACAGTTTATTCTGGTCACTCAGAGCGTGAATCACATGAGGGTTTGAACTTGTTTATGGCTGTACTTGACGAGATTTCTGGCTTTGCATCAGAGGTAGCGACAGGAAACGAGCAAGGAAAGACTGCTGACAACATCTATAAAGCTTTTCGTGGAACTGTAGATTCTCGTTTTCCTGATCTTGGTAAGGTAGTTTTACTTTCTTTTCCAAGATACCCAGGAGACTTTATTTCTCAGAGATATGATGCTGTAGTTGCTGAAAAAGAAATTATAGATAAAACACACAGATTTATTATTAACGAAGACTTACCAGAAGATAACCCAGACAACTTCTTTGAAATTTCATGGGAGGAAGATCATATTCTTTCTTATAAGATTCCAAAAGTCTTAGCATTAAAAAGACCAACATGGGATGTAAATCCTACTAGACAGATTGATGACTTTAAGATAGCATTCCTAACAGACTTAGGAGATGCAATGATGCGCTTTTTGTGTACACCAACCTACGCATCAGATGCTTTCTTTAAGCAAAAGGATAAACTTATTAACTGTATGACTTTAACAAATCCTGTGGATAGTTTTAGAAGGTTTGCAGAAAACTTTAAGCCAGACTCAGACAAGCAATATTACATTCACGCTGACCTTGCACAGAAGCACGATAAGTGTGCAGTTGCTATTGCTCACGTAGATAAATGGGTAAATATCCAGGTAATTAAAGATTATGAACAGGTAGCGCCCATAGTTGTAGTAGATGCAGTAGCATGGTGGGAACCAAAAGCAGAAGGACCCGTTAATCTATCTGAAGTAAAACAATGGATTATTAATCTACGCAGACAAGGTTTTAATATTGGTATTGTTTCATTTGACCGTTGGCAGTCATATGATATTCAGCAAGAGCTAAAGCAGGTAGGAATAAGAACTGATACTGTTTCTGTTGCCAAAAAACACTACGAAGATTTAGCAATGATGGTCTATGAAGAGCGTATTGCTATGCCCATGATTCCCTTGCTTCTGGAAGAAATGTCAGAGCTTAAGATCATGAAGGGTAATCGTGTAGATCACCCTAGAAAGAAGTCTAAGGACTTGGCAGATGCTGTTTGTGGGGCAGTATTTGGTGCCATTTCTCATACCCCAAAGGAAATGAATATTGAGATAGA